CTGCACACGCGCATCTGCCTTAGCGTATGCGGCAAAGGCCTCGTCTGCCGACTCGCGCGTAACGCCATTCATAATCACTGTCTTCTTTCTTGCCATAATCAAAAATCTAAAATGTTATACAATAAAAAATCTTCTCTTTCTGTCCCTTTCCACACCACACTCGTTCTGATGAACGCCCATACCTCCACACCTTTTGTCCCTTCTGTCTAAAAAAATATGTCCTTCTGTCCAAAGAATTATGTCTTTCTGTCAACAGAATAACTCGGACGAAACTTCACAACCTTAGGACGCTTGCCACCAAGACCTCCCTTGCCGCAATGGCACGAAGACGCAAGGACAACTTCTTCAACTCGTCTATCGTCATACGAGCAAACGGCTTGCCGCTGATACGGGGATTCTCGCAAAAACGGTTCACAATGCCCCAGTCCGACGTGTCAAGGCCTATCAACTGCATCAGGTGAAGACACTCGCTACGCTTAGCACGCAGACGGGCACGCCACTCAGAGCGACTCGACAAGTCATCACACATACGACGATACTCGGCATCCGTCATCTCATGGAGATGAACAGTGCGATGGTCAGTGTAAGACGACACGATCAACTCCTTGGTCTCCTCGTCGCCGCCACACTCCTTCAGGTAAGCATAAAAACGTGAATAATTGCGCATAACTAAATACCTTAATAACCAATATCTCCAAATAACTCCCGCTAACTCCAGTTAACTCCCATAGCGCAGCGGTAACTCCCGCTAACTCCAGTTAACTCCCGCTAACTCCCGTTACCTCATAAAGCACCTCGATGCCACAAGACACAGCAACGTCAAGCTCCAGACGACTGCCCTTGCTCTGCTCCCAGCCACGAAGCATGTAGATGTAGTCGCACTGCAACAGCATACCGATGTCAACACGCATGTGCTGACGCCAGTTGGATTCGTCGGCCAACTGAGGCTGGCCGTTGTCAAATGGGTTGACGGCCTTAAAACCTTTCAACTCAAGGTAGTTGGCAGCACTGCGAAACGCCCGCTTGCGCTCCTCACGGTCGTGGTGGGCTATAGCACCACTGATGTAACACTTCTTCTTCATAATGCAATTCTTTTGATGATGTAGTGGGGAGAGGGGGAATCGAACCCCCGTCGAGACCAAACTTTCCGAACGTGAGGCGGGAAAATCTACAAAAACCGCCCTACTAACTTATATCCAGTGCGCTACCATTCGCGCCCTTAGTCTCCCCAAAAGACGTCCCCGGAATCCTCACGGCGGCGGAGACGCAACCTATAATAATGAATTATAATAGAGATTTAAAACGCTCTATCAAAAACCCTGGCTATCTTCACAGACCGAACAGGGCAACTAATTACTAACTTAAATAATAAACTTAAAAACCTAAAAAACCAAATAACTAAAAACAAATCAATCAATGTGTGAGTTTCGGGGGAGAGAGAAGGAATCGAACCTCCTGCCAATGTGGTGGACAGTCAGACTTTTTAGCGGCGTCACCAGACCTCCCCAAATCCCTCCGTAACACTCCTCACGGATATGCGGAGGGCACAATGTTTAATTTAAAAATGAAAGGAAAATATCATCAAACCTTTTCCTCAAGACTGTATTTCGCAGCGCCCTCGTCCCATATCACAAAGGGTTCACTCGGATGGTCGAGAAAACGACTCTTGCAACTGGCACGGAAACCCTGAACGAAAATCTTTACGTCGGCATCATACTCCACGCTGCGGGCTGTACGTCCACCAGGGCGCAGACCGTCGGCATGACTGACGAAGATGAGCAGCTTGTTCCGGTGGCTCTCCTTCAGACGGAGATAACCCTTGTAACTCAAACCGCTATACTGAAAACTGTCAATGATCACGATGCCGGGACTCTTGCGCTTCGACAGACGCTCACTCAGACGCTCCACTGGCTCACGGTCCAACACCTGGAAACGGCGGCTCACCTCATCCATACGGTGGCGACGAAGAGACTTCTGGAAACTCAGACCAGTGCTCTCCTCCAGGCTGTCGTATATCACCTTGTCGAAACGGCACAGGTACTTAGCCAACTGCATCACAAACGAACTCTTGCCATTGCCAGACGAACCCCAGATGAGCCACGTGCCACTGCGGGCAGGCTTGCCCATCGCACGCTCCCACACGCCGTCAAAGTCAAAGACGGGAATCTTCATCGACAATATCTCTGTCGGACTGTATGCTCTACGGGTACTCATTTCTCTACTATCAACAACCTAATCATGTAAACAAAGCACAACGCTATAACTATCGTATGTATCATAATCGCAAAGTTTAAAGTCTAAAGTCTAAAGTTTAAAGCTTAAAGTTTAAAGTTTAAAGTCTAAAGTTTAAAGTCTAAAGTTCCCGCCTCAACTTCTCTATCTCCGTATAGACACGACGCAGACCGCCACCGCTGAGGTTGACAATCTTCCTTACGTCCGTACCCTCAGGGGCATTCACCTTCGCTACGATGGCAGCCTGTGCACGCAAGAACTTCTGACGCTCCTTGCCGTCATCGGGAGTAACCTTGCTGAACGTATCACCGTAACGGCTCAATATCTCGGTGTAACCCACCTTCTCGCCCTCGATGAAACGCTTGATCTTGGCCTTCAAGCCGTCAGCACCCATCATATACCAAGCACAGCAGCGCTCAGTGGCGTTCCATAGCGCCTTCAGCTCCAAGAAGGCCTCGTAATGGAGGTCGCCTGCCTCGTCAAGGATAATCAAAGGGGTGTCTATGACACGAAGGTAAGCCACCAAGTCCTCATAGATGCCTACATAATGGCCGGTGGTGCTCACACCAAACTCTCTGGCGATGTGCTTCACCAAACGTACCTTAGTCTTAACCTGAGAACAGTCGATATAGACGGCGTTCTTGTGGGTCTTAACGTAGGTCTTCGCAGTGAACGTCTTGCCGATATTGGGCATGTCGCACATGATGGCACTCAGACCACTGCCCTGACACAACTCCAACTGGGCACTGATGAAAGCGTAGGTCGGCGTCTCAGCTACCTTCCACTCCATCTCCTCCTTCAACACAACACCCAGACGACGGGCCATGCCTACCCAGTTGGCATCACTCACCTGACGCTCGTAGTTGCCCTTCTTCAGGGCGTTATACACACTCGCCGAGATACCCAGACTGACAGCGTGCTTGGCATCGCTCGGATAATTCACACGGTCATCAGAGATGGCCTGCAAAATGCGCTTCTTAATCTCGTCCGTAATTCTCATTCTATCGCTATTTTAATGTCGTTATAATATCTAAAGAATATGTCCCTTATGTCTATACACCAGCGACACCGGCACTCGCCCAACTCTCGGCATCCAGATAGTCACCATAGTCGTCCTCATCAGAGACAGGCAGGGCAGGAACAGCAGCGGCAGCAGCCTGGCGGATGACGGAGGCATCGTCGTCTTCTTCCTTCCTAAGAACGGCTACCTTCTCTATCTTCTCGTCCTTCATCATCTTGTCAAACTGACTCACATACTTGGCCTGCTCCGTATAGGCGGCGCGGTCAGCGTCGGTCTGCTCAGCCAACGCCTCGTTGTACCTGACAAGCTCCTTGCACGTGCACACATACTCGTCGTTCTGCCAGATATACACCTCGCCGACATTGCCCTCGGCATCGGGCAACCAGTAGGCATCGACCTTCATGTTCCGCGGAGCCAACTTGTCTATCTCGCGAGGACTGGGCAGACAGTACTGGCGATACTGCACCGTGCAGTACATGTTCTGGCGGATGGTCGTCTCGGTGTGCTCGCCGATATAGCGGTAAAGCAACGGCTTGTCCCACGGCTTCAGGTCGGGGTTCTGACGGGCAGCCAACACGTCCCAACGGGTCATGCCGGGATACATCTTCTGGTTGGGGTGCAACTGGCGGTTGTACTCACCGATGGCGCGGATGTCGTCGGCAACAAGCTCCTCATAGTCGTAACTCTTCTCCTTCCACGTGTTGTTCTTCTCGTCATACACCTTCTCCACCTTCGGACGGTTGGCCTCCAAAGCGGCATACCACCTGCCGATGCCTACCTGCAAACGCTTCTCCGTGCCATACTTCTTGGCTCTGTTGAAGTGCTCGGCACGCTTCTCGCGAGAGTTGCCAGGGTTGCACCAGTGGATCATCGGGAACACCACACCGGCCTTCATCAATCCGTCGGAGAACGACGACACAAGGTGATGCTCAACCTCAAGCTCGGCAGGTATGTACCAGCCGTTACGGTCAAGCGTCTGGAACATATTGCGCATGCAGTCCAAAAACAGGTCGCGGGTCTTCAGACGGTTGTAGGCGTAGCCGACAACACAGCCGCTGACAACATCGTAGGCGTAGTAGGCCTTAACCCTCTGGCCGTTGTGCATCGGGCGGGGCAGGTCGCGGTCGTCAAGAGATATCTTGCTCAAAGCATACACACCGTGCTTGCGGAGATGATAGGGACGGTAGCGGTTGTTGAAGTCCCACTGGGTGTCGTGCAGCTTAGCACGCAGCGCCTTGTTCTTGGGCTTGTTCAGGTAGTAGGCGATGGTCGCGGCACTCAACACGATGGGGTTGCCCTTCTTGTCAGTGAAGTCAATGGGGTCGAACAACTCGCCAGTCTCAACGTCGGCAACAGTAAGATGACCGCACACAAACATATTGTACATCTCGGCTACCGTCGAGTTGTAAGGACGCTCAGGCAGGCTGTCAAGACTTAATATCAGGCGCTCAATGCGGTAATTCACCTTGCGAGTGTTCTGGTTCTTGAACTTCTTGCTGATCAGCGTCTCGTAACCGTCCTTCTTGAACTGGTTCACGACACTCCTGAAACGGTTGACCGACATAGGAAGCGTGTGCCGAAACTCCTCCTGGTAGTAGCTGATAACACCCGTCATCTCGTTCCAGTTCACTGACGTGCCACGCATGGCCTTACGCATCAGGTTGGTGTCGGCCATAACAGACAAGACAGCCTCAAGGACACTCGCATTGACAGTGTACTCGTCTATATGTCTGGGAGGCAGCGCACTGCCGTCGGCAAAACGGTAATAGGTATAGTAACGGCGAGCCTCAGCGTCCAGATGGTAATGCTCACCAAACCACTCCTTCAGGATGTCAACCTCCAACGAACCGTATTTCTCCACAACACGCTCCTTGAAACGGCAAGGCAACGTCGCAACCTCTACCAATGCGTAATTGCCCAATCCCTTGCCCTGACGCACAATGTTTATCTTGCCGCGGTTGGCAAGCTGGAGGTAATTGTTGCGGCTCATGATGGGAGCAAGCACCTCATCGGGCAACTCCTCAGGGGAATGACCGTTCAACACACGGCTGCCACTCCAGTCAACACCACCACGAGGACGGTCATCGTATGTCAAATCGTTCATCGAGATACACAATATCTTGCCATAATACTCCATAACACACCCTCCCTTAACTCTTCCAGTCCTGCCTGCTGAACGCCAAACAACCGGCGGCACGCTGGAGACCAACAAACGTCGGGATGTCAACATTAACATGACGCTCCAACAACTTGTCGCCGGCATACAACTCTACATCGCCCGTCCGCTTCGACACAACCAACTTCACACCACCGCCAAACAACTGAACCATCGTGTCGGCTGACTCGTCGTGAGACGTCTCCACATCCAGCAGCACATCCCAACTCGGTGTGCCACCCAACTGACACAACGCCACATTCCGAATGCGACGAGCCATCTCACTGTCGCTCTTGAACGCCAACGCCTTCCACACCTGCACGCTGCTGCACTTGAATATCTCACGCAACTTCGCGCGACCCGAATGATCCAAATATATACGCTTATTCATTTTACTTAACTATGGATGCAATACTACGTTTCCAATTCGTCAAAGACCTCTTACCTCTGAGAACACAATCCAGAATATGGTTGGTCCTTAGACCAAGAACATCACAGATGCCATCCAGCTGCCGCATCTCGCCGATATACTTGGCGCGAGCCTTCTCGCTGCCAGAAAGATAAGCACGCTCCGGGGGATATGTGCCGTCAGCAGGGTATTGAAACGACGGATCCTTGAAGTCCGCAGACACACGAGCCTCATACTCATCAGTGATGCGCCGAAGCTCCGAGAAATACTCCTTATGCAGTGCAGCGCAGCGCGAGTCTATCAGACGCTGCAACACTCCCTTCTCGTCCTTAGAAAGCACACGACGGCTTATCCTCTCCGTAAGCATGTCACGCACCATAAGCAACACCAAATGCTGACGCTCAGTCATGCGAAACCTCATCTCACCATAGTTGGTGTACACACCATAAACCTTAGAATAGCAGAGGTCGTCAAGCACCTTAGCAAGAACTTCCGCCAACAAACTTTTCTCTTCCTTAGTAAATTCCATATCTCTTACTTTTTAATCCTTTATGCTCGTTTCTCACCAAATTTTAGTATCTTTGGCGCGCGTTAATAACCTTAACACGCTGCAAAGATAAGGATAAAATTTTAACCGCCAAAGAAAATGGATAAAAATTTGACTATAAAAGATAAAATTTTTGCCTTTTTAGAGCATAAAGGGATTAAAAAGGTGGATTTCTTTGAAAAAACTGGCATTCAGTCCAGTAACTTCAAAGGAAAGAATAAATCGTCTCAGTTGGGTGGAGATATGATAGTTAAAGTTTTAACCACATATCCTGACCTTTCAGCAGACTGGCTGCTCACTGGCAGAGGCGAAATGATCAAGAGGAGTGAGCGTGATGGAGAGCTTGCCACCGCTACCAACGACCCAACAGAGGGCATACCGCTCATACCGGCAAGCGCAATGGCAGGAGCACTCAGCGGAGAAATATCAGTCATGGAATACGAGTGCGAGCGATACGTCGTGCCAGCATTCTCCGGCGCCGACTTCCTCATAAGAGTAAAAGGAGACTCCATGATGCCAACATACGTCTCTGGAGACATCGTGGCATGCCAACGAATATCCATGAACGGAATATTCTTCCAATGGAACAGACCATACGTCATCGACACAGCACAAGGAGTCGTCATCAAACGACTGAAACCAGGATCCGACAAACGACACATACTCATCGTCTCAGACAACACCAACTACGACCCCTTCGAGCTACCCATCTCACAAATCTACCACGTCGCACTCGTCATCGGCCTCATCCGCCTCGAATAA